ACCACCGCAACGCACGACGTTTTATAGCTCAAACGATGGGCCAGAAGGGTCATATCGTCTTTGCCGTAGAGCATGTCCCGCATCCAGTCGTTATGAAGTCGGCCGATGTCCGGGAAGCCTACCATTCGCGCAACGCGAGCCGGCTCTTCGCGGAAAACACGGATGTAATCATCACGGGTCATAGAAAAGCGCCTTTTCGACCTCAGTAATGACGTCGGCGGGAGGAGTGGCAAAAACAACCTTTTCGGCTGGCTTTTCGCCCAAAAGGGAAAGGGCGATTTCTACCATTTTGGCGTTGCCGTTGTTCGCACCTTTGATGATGCTCTGGGCGATAATTTCGGCTCCGGTCATTTCCTCCCCTTTGTCGTTGCGGAAGATATGATCCATGTTCTTTTTAAAGGCCGCGGCAATGCTCCGACGTTCTTTTTCTTCCTGAGTTCGTTTCTGCCTTGCTTCCCGCGCTGATTCGCTGGTAAAAGGCTTCCCCCGGGGAAGAGGTTGCCCGTTAATGGGAGAAACGGGCCTGTCTTTGATATCGGTCATAAATAATCAGCTCCTTTTCCATACGACGGATTGATCGAATGAGGTCTTTGCGGTGGATGGGGCCAGCGGTTTCAAGGTCGCGCTTGGCTTGCTCCAGCTTGAGGACGTGGTTTTGCCTTGCGGTATCCATTTTGACCTCCTTAAAGTTTCTTCAATTCCCAGTCTTGATTTGTCTGCGGTTGGAAAGTGACCTGCGGATTGTAGCGATAAATGATATCCCGGTTTTCGTCGTACCCGTTGGGGACGAGCACACCGGCAAAGATTTTGTACGGGCTTTGACCGCGAGCGGGGTTGTTCCAAAGGTAGTGGAGATAGTCTTTCATGGTCATGCCGTCAAACTTGGCCCGGGCCTCGGAACTGTTGCAGTTATAACCTTCGGCCCCAACCCACTTAAAGTTGAGAAAGTACATGTCCGGTTCGATGTCTTTCCATTGGACGCGGCCTTGCTTTTTGGCAATCTGCAAAGCTCCGGCAAAGTGACCCCGGCTGTAATCCCATTCGGGCGGCAGAGCGCAACAGCAGCAGTTATCGCTGCATTCCTTAAAATGGGCATCTGAGACGTAAAAACGCATACCGAGGCTTTTGCACAGGTCGCGCATCTGAAGGACGTAGGGTTCCTTAATTTTCCGGTTTAAGCGAAGATAACCACTGCCGCCGGAATGCTTACGGTAAAAGTCAACAATGTCAAAACCGCACCGTTCGCTGATGACCTGATAATGGTCTTTGGCCTGATTGATGGAACGCATCTCAAGGCAGAAGAACTCCGTGGTGACGGCAGTTGCCCCGGCGGCGTGAGCTTCCCGGATGAGGTCGAGGTAGGTCTTGTCGCTGACCCCGATGATGAAGGGGCGGAGCCGGAGCGTTGCGCCGCCTTTGTTGAGGGTGGAATATTCGTGCATGGCGGCGAGGCGTTCACGGGGCGTTGGAACCCCGACTTCAATAGCCTTTGCGTCCGCTTCGTCGAGAGTGATGATAGAGAACTTGACGTTCCAGTTGTCCGCACCTTTGAAAAGCTCACGATACTTGGGATCGTGGAAAACCCAAGCGGCCTTGGTCGAAAAGCAGATAGGGTAATTGATTTCCCGGAGGTATTTGAGCAGTTCGTAGGTCTTGCCGTATTTCCGCTCGAAACCGTCAAATTGGTCGGATAAGCCGCCGTACTGAATGGGGCGGCGGGTCTTGACGTATTCGGCAAACTGGCTCTTGGTGTCTTCGCAGGAAAAGATGCGTTTGACCTTTTCGACGTTGATGCACTTAACGTCCTTGGCGAAGTAAGCGTCTTTTGTCGAACCGATACCCCGTTGATATTGGCTGAAACAATACACACAACCAAAACTGCAATTGGAATAGGTGTCGAGGGTCATCGGGAGAGAACAGTCAGCGATTTCGCCCGTCCACCGGGGAGAACCGTATGTTTCGCTGATACCGAGCTTATTCAAACTTTATGTGTCCTCCTGTTCGGTCTTTGTTGGGTTTAAACTCAGGGTACACTTGAGACAAACGAGTGATCCACGTTCGCAGTTCGCCGGAAGCGTACCGGTCGTGCAAGCCGCCGGGGTTTGTACCGTTCTTCGGTTTGTTAGCAGAAAATCCGTTTGCTCTCAGGATGTGCTTGCCGGAACGGATAACCCGGAGCGAAAGTTCGTAATCTTCAACCATTTTCCATTTTTCGTTGAATAAAATATCTTCCAAGAAAATAAGAAACGATCCTTGGAGCAGACAATCGAAACTGTACCGTTCGCGAGACCGGGCGATGAGATCGTTTGTGGTGGCGGCAACCCCGGCAATCGCACACTTGTTTTCTTTGGCAAGGTCTGTAATTTCAGAGATTCCGTTTAATAGCGTTTTTCCGTCGTTTAAGCGTCTGAAATTTTGACCGGGCAGTTTTACCGCAATAGAGGTGATATCATCGTCTAAGAGGACAATTGGGGCTCCAACGGTCATCAAAAGAGTATTTCGGTTCCCGGCGGCGCAATCTGCTTCCCGGTAGACGTAATGCACGGTCGGATGGACGGCTTTGTAAAGGTCAACTTCCGACTTGGACTGGAGCGAAACGTAGATGTCGTCAGGGGATATGCCGTAGCCCAAGAGCATGTCGATGGTTTTGCATTCGGGGCGTTTATAAGACGGAATACCGAAGGTCATTCGTTATCAGCCCCGATCAGATCGGTCAAGTCGTAGACAACACGCAACTTTTCTTCGGTGATACCGAGTAACCGCCGGATTTCGTCTTCCTGCTCCGGCATAAAGGTGATAATTACACGGCGTTTCATCAAAAAGTCATCGGCGTTCTGCTCGTACTGCTTGAGTTCTTCGGGGCTGAGCGGTTCTTGGTATTCTTTGTACCCTTCGTCATTGACGGGCGGTTGCCAGCTTTCGGACGAAGGAGCGATGCCGAGGTCGCTGTTGGAGACGGTGAAGTCGAAACCGAAGTCGCCCATGTTCAGTTCGCTCAAATCCATCAATTCCAGTTCCAGCTTGCCAAAGTCCCAAGTCGAAAGCTCGGCGGTTTTGTTGTGGGCCAAGGCGTAAGCCCTGCGCTGTTCGTCTGTGAGATGGTCAAGGCGGATGCAGGGAACTTTTTCATAACCAAGCTCTTTGGCGGCGGCGAGGCGACCGTGACCTTCAACGATGATGTTCTTCGGGCCCCATACGCCGATCGGATCATCGAAACCGAACTTCTGTATAGAGGCTTTAATTTTGTCCACGTCAAAAGGGGTGTGCTTACGGGCGTTGCGCTCGTAAGGGGTGATTTTGTTGACTGGAATATAAGTGATTTCGAGTTCCATAAAATTTACTCCCTTTTCATAATCAATAAGTCGTAACCGGCAGCTTTGAGGAAGCGTAAAAACTTGCTGATCTTTACGTCCCCGCTTTTGTACATTCGGTAATATTGTGTACCTTCATCGGGCATGTCTGCCCTGTGAGATATTTCCATTTGTGATAAGCCCTGTTCGCGGCGCACTTTATCCAGTTCATCAACTCCCTCCCGAGCCGTTGTGATGACGGCGAAATTTAATGTTTTCAACTTAATTTTACCTACCTTTCACTATAGGATCACCTACAAAAACGTAAATAATGGCTCATCCGGGCTGTTTTACGAGATCTTTTACGCCGAAGCGGTTGAGGCCGGTTTCCATGACGCGTTTAAACTTGTGGCCCAGGAGCTTGAGGTCGTAGATGCGGGCTGGTAAGCGGTAGCATCCCAAATAGGCGATAGATTCAGCTTGTGTGATAGAACCGTATTTTTTTATATAATCAAGGATCATATCTTTTTGCGTCATCTTTGCCCTCCTCGTAGTGCCAGCGGTAATCCGCTTCCCGGCCCAGCCATTGCCGATCAGCTTCAATAATATCAGAGGCCTCACCTGGGGTCTGTGTAACACCGATGATCATATCCGGCATCCCGTTTTCCATCCGGTAAACCGTGTACATCAGTCATCACTCCTTTCGTTCCATTCCGTATCTGCACTTGTTCCCACGAAATATGCATCCTTTAAACGCAAAATCATGATAGATACATTCCGGGCAGTTATACCCGTTCATCCGGCAAAACCTTCTTTTTCTCAATTTTCGCAGAAAGCTCTTTAATCGTTTCCTCATCTAACTTCGACACCTTTATTTTGAGATTGTCCAGACTCAGCCACTCAGCACAGTCTTTTCACAGTACAAGTTCCGTTGCGTCAAACCGTCCCGGAAGCAGTTTCCGGCATCTGAAACAGATGGTCATTCGCACCACTCCCGGAACGTCTTGTGGAAGTCCTTCCCAAGCACTTTCTTGGCAATGCACATCGCAAGCCCCTTTTCCCGGTCGAACGGCTCTTTGTGGCACTTGACAACGGTCTTGGTCTTGTCCTTCCAGATGACGATGGTGGCAGGATCATGGAAGATGACTTTATCAATCTTCGGGTATTTATATCCATAGTAAGATATTGTGGTATCAAGATTTCCAATATTGCTTATGGATACTCCGGTGCATGTAATTTCCATGTTGGAAAAAAAGTTTTCGCCCATTATATGTCCCCGTCCTTCCCGTCATGCCTGATCAGCAGTTCCCTGCTCACCCTCGCCGCCGTTTCGCCCGGATAGGCGATCCGCACCATCCCGCAACGGGGACAGCGGAGGAAAACGTCATCAAATGTAGCCGTGTAGTACTCCCAGACGTGGTGGCAGGATTCCATTTGCTTTTCCTGTTCGGTCATTTTTGTTCAACATCCTTTTGTTGTTTGTTGATGCTCTGCCATCCTGTCATGGCTCTTTTTGCGTAATCTGCCACACTATTTATATCCTCAATCTTGTTCCTTAAATCACACCCCTCGTAAAAACCTTTGCTCCATGCCCCGCCGTCCAGCGTCTCCATTATGGCGAAGAAAAGACCTCCAAGTAAAAAGCCTACAAAAAAACCAATAAATAAAGCCAACAAATCAAAAGTCCATGTTACCATTTAATTTTCCTCCTTCGGCGGTTCTGGCATCGGCATCCAATGTGTAATTGGCCCTTCAAAATCCGGGTCGTATCGTCTGCTTACTGGTGACCATATATACCATTCACCATTTTCGCGCATCGTAACTGCCCAAACATTGTTATGGTATGGTGCATATCCAAGCACGGCTTTATACATCTCCGGCAGTCTATCCTTGACTGAAATCCAGTTACTGCTTGCCCACACTCCCGAATTGAACCCGTTAGCAAACATCCAATTCCCAAAGCCGCTGATTTTCGGGTCATTCATATATTTTATGAAATTAGCACAGTCCACTTTGTAATGATCTGGATTTGTGTCTTTAATCATCTTCATTCTCCTTCGGTGGTTCTTGGAGAGGCATCCAATGAGTTATCTTGATAATTTCTTGCTTGTCAGCGTGCAGACCGTAAATCATCCACTCTCCACTGAAGATATTGTACTGCCCAACAAACGGTATTCCGCTTCTCAGCGATGAGCCAATCCCAAGCCATACATAAACTGGTTTGCTGTCGTTCGGCAACCCGTCCTTCACGCTGATCCATCCGCCAACGGTCGGCGCTTCCTCAAGCGTGTCAATCATGTCACCGACATCACAAGCACGGCACGGCGCTTCACCGAAGTCATACACAAAGGTTGTTTTCCCTTGCTTTATGCCTTTGCGCTTATCGCAATCAGCGCATCGGCTTTTCATTGTTTCAGCAATTAAAGCATCCGCATCAATCAGCCTCATCGTCTTTTACCCCCTCCGGCATGAACCAACCGTCATGATGCTCTATTTCTATTACATTGCTGTTCCTCCAATTGTAACAATTTGTGATATATTCCGTAGCGAATTTCAAGGCGCACTCCGGGGAACAGGCGTGATAATATTTAAAGCTTTCAACACTATCGTTTCCCCAATCGCTGTGATGGGTGGTGATTTTGTAATACGGAAAAGTCTTCATCGAATAACGTTCTGTAGGTGGAATATCTTTATGGCAAACATCACACTTTTTTCCGACTATGACATCACGGATTTCCACTTGCCGTAGTTCCTTATAAACGTCACTCATCCCACTTCACCGCCTTTGGCAAAAAATATAAAGGGGTATTCGCCATTCTGTTTATCTAACTTTGCATATCTGCAAGCATAATCAAATCCGAGCCACCACTCTTTACTCATTTTATTAAGATCAGAAATAGTGTAATTGTTCACAAAAGCCAAATATCCATCTTTCCAATCATCAGGTTTTTTTATCCATTCTTCTTGCTTCATTCCCACTTCACCGCCTGTCCGCATCTGCACAAAACCAAGTATCTGCGCATCCGTGTGCGTGGTATTTAGTACAAATTCCTGTATCTCGGTAGTAATACTTGCAATCCTTACACCGGATAAGCTCTCCGTGGTTGTCGTGCCATTGATAATCCCCGTTTCCAAGCTTGATGTAAGATTCTATAAACTCAACTTTCTCAGCCATCCTTTGCACCGCCCCTCTCGAAACTGTCACACGATTCGCTCCTGTGCATCAGGCATCCGGTTTCAAGGTCGCATGAGCCGTATGGGAAATCCTCTTCCTTTTTCGGTGTCCAGTGGCGGCAGTTTTTACACCGCTTATCAGACAGACCGAAACATTCAAGCACTTCATTCCTGTACTCATCGAGATACCGCTCAATCCGCTCATGCTGTCCGCTCACGGTGAACCATTTCTTCTTGAAAGCGTCCCTCGATTCCCTCCATGCTCCTTCGTTTGTGTCCGATGACAAAAACCATTCCCGGTCACGAAACAGCATTGCCAAATCCTTTACGAGATCGTCCAGTTCCTTGTCTCCGAAGTCTCCGATGTGTTCTTCAAGCATACTGTAAAAATAATCAAGGCTCCCTCCGCTCATCGTTGCCCTCCATCAGTATCTCCAGCACTTTCCGCGCTTGCTCAATCGTGATCCAGACCCACCCGCTTTCGGCGGCTTCTGAAATGCGGATGCCCTTTTCAAGGGACTTGATGACTGTTTCCTTGTCCATCGTCAGCCTCCTATTGTGTTATTTAAGTTAGTGCCTCCGCTTTAATCCGCTCGATCATTTGAAGGAATACTGCCGTTTCTTGGAATCCTCCGATTGGTACGCCGCTGTTTATTTTGTCGTATTTATCAAGTGCTTCGTCAACGTATTCAGCACCGATGTTCTTCTCAACCCACACAGCAACTTCTTTTCGGAGGTCGTACATCCCATGCTTTTTACGAAATCTTTTGAATAGCATATAAACTCCTATTTTAATCCATATACGGCTCCGGCATCGGCATCCACGCCAGCACTTCTATCCGAGTTCCGGCTACTCTGTATTCGTCCCATGCAGAGTTCCAATGTCCCTCTTCGCCATCATAAAACCAGCTTGCAGCTTCTACAAAACGCCGTTTTTTATCGCCGTTGACGATATATGTTGTCAGCACCTCGTCGTTTGTTTCCGGCATCGTATCGGGTGTGCATTTGATCCAGCCGCCGATGGTCTGAGCTTCGTCAAGATATGTGATCGCGTCATCAATATGGCAAGCTCTACACCTGACAAAATTGTAATTATCACAATCCTTGCAGTGGAAATCTTCAATCTGCTTTTTCAATTCGTCCGCATCAATCAGCCTCATCTTCTCCCTCCCATTCTTCGCACCAATCATCCTCAGAAACAAAATCTGCACAATGTTCAGATCCACCATTGACACAAGCAGAAGTGAAATCATCGGAACGATATTTGCAAGTCGCACAGATTTTTTCATAAAACTTCCTGCAACAGTCGCAGAGCATAAAAAGGTGAAGTGATCCGGTATCCTTATTTCTCAGAACTTTCGCTGTAAGGTAAGCCGTTTCTTTGCACATTTGGCACGTTCCGTATGTCGGCATCAGTTGTCACCTCTATTTACTGCACATATGGCAAACTGCTCTTAATATCTGCCGGAACGTTTCCGCCCCATACAAAGCTGTTTTTCAGCACGTATTCGTTATAGGAAGCGGCGGTTTTGTTTGCTCTCATCTTGGCCTGTTCGGCCCATCCTTGCTTTTCCTTACTTTCGCTCTCCTTGTACTGATCATAGATAAGTTTGTCGCTTGTATAGCTTGCCATCATAGATCGGCAACTGTCCTCAACCTGTTTCTTGGTTTCGTATACCGTAGCGTCATCCACCTTTTTCATGGTGGTTCTGTACCCGTTGACGATGGCCCGTCCTCCCGGAGTGAACCCGAAGAAGACAATGGCGGCAATCAGCAAAACTGACAGTACAGCAGCAATCACGGTTCCTTTGTTATCCATCAATGTTCACCTCATATCTGACGGTCGGCTTTTCCACTTCAAACGGAATGTCACTGTACAGATACTCGCCGGTCCATTCGATATAGTTTCCGTTCGGCGTGAAGAAGAAAATGCCGTTGTCGTTTTCCCCGTAGCTTCCGTCAACGTCCGCAAGCCATCTGTTGTACTCTCTGTAGTTGCCGCCATAAACATATTCATAATATTCGCTGTCCGGGCTGAGATAGCTGTTTAAGCTGCTGACCTTTCCGTCCACAATAAAACTGTTCACTACGGTATTTCCTGCAAACAGGACGATATATCCAAGCGGTTTTTCCACCGGACAAACTACCGTGTTTGCTTTTTCCCGCTGTCCGTTGACCCAATAAGCACGGCGAATCAAGTTATACCGTTCCAGGGAATACTCAATATCCGTCGGCGTTGGCTGACGGCTTGAAAGTGAATCGGCAATTTGCTTCGTAGCAGTTGTATCAGCTTTTGTCCCGGAAGTTTGCAGAATCTCTTCACTGCATCCGGTCAGAAATAGCAGAATTGCAGTCAGTATAATTCCAAGAATAATAGACTTCTTTTTCATTGTTCCTCTCCTTCCTTTTCCCCGTCTGCACAGATCATGATCCGTATGTCTACATCAGTATTGTTTTCCTCCTGTTCAATATGTCTATACGGATAATAACATGGCCCATCGTGCAAGCATTGAAACGCCGCCCGGCTCCAGAATATACAATTGCTGTCTGGGCAAATAAGCTTCATTTCCATAGCTCTTCTAACGCTTCCTGCTCCTTCAACAGTTCCAGAGCATCATCAATCCATGTCACGATATGCTCACAACATTCCGGCTTAATGCCACCGTATTTCCGGTCTACGTCTGCCCATGTGCGGATTATTTGCAGATTGGATATAATTTCCTTATAATCCGCTCGACCCGAAGCCTTTTTCTCCACGTTCGGTGTCCTCCAATTTCTCTACGATTTCAAGATCAGGTCTCAGACAGGGCATGATCACCAACTGACAAATTTTCTGCCCCTTGCGGATCATATATGGCTTCTTTCCAAGATTGTATAACTTGACGTGGATGCTTCCGGTGTAGCCCTCGTCTATCGTCCCGCCGCAGGAAACGATGTTATAGTTGACGTTCAGGCCGGATTTGCTGAAAAGCTGTCCGAAGGTTCCCGGCGGCAATTCGATGTGAACGCCCGTGTCAAAGACTGCGCTGTCCCCGTCAAGGATCGCCCTGTCTTCCCGGCTGAACAGGTCAAGGCCAGCGTCTTGTTTGTGCGCCCGCTGGGGCATTACAGCCCCTTCATCCAAAGTAATTTTCACCTTCTACCTCCTACCTCCTAACTCCTACCTGTTTTAGTCCTCCATCAGCGTTATATCCGCCTCGAATTCTTCGAGCGGCTGGTCTACGTCAAACCCGGTCAGTTCCCGCACTCGCTCCACCAGTTCGGTAGCGCAGTAAGCCCCGTTGATTCTTTTCATGGTCTCAACTGCCAAATCGTGTATGCGGTCAGCAGGGAAATTAAATTCCTGATACAATGCAAGGATCATCCCGGCGAAGGCTGATCGGCTGGCGTTTTCCTCGCCCCGCTTATAGGCTTCGTCGATGCCCTTGTTTAACGCTTCCTGTCCGATGCCATACCGGGCCATTTTCCGGCGTTGCTGGCGGTTCCATGTCTCACCCATACTTGCGCTTCCTCCCTCTGCCCTTCGGGTCAGGCGTTTCTTTCGGTTGATACTCCCACACGATATAGGTCGGCGGCGGGGTTACCCGGTGAATTTTCGGAAGGCTCCGCCACTTCCCGGCCTCCAAGATTTCAAGCAGTTTGTGTCCGTCATAGTCCGGGCAGATATGGGCGAAATATTGGGAGCGGAAGAACTTTTCGTAATATCCGACCTCATGGGCATAGTAAAAACCGTCCTTATCCTTTACGGCTTTTTTCTTCGCCTTTGCGTAATCGTAGACGGCCCGGAGTACCACCGCATGACCTAACTGCCGCCATTCCCGCCAAAATGGGGGATTGGTATTCGTCGCCTCCGAGATCATTTCGCCCCTCCCAGTATTTCCGATAGCTTCCACCCGGTGCACTTGCAGACCCATAACAGATCGTCCAGCTTCGGAGACCGTTTCCCGCTTTCCCAACGCATAATAGTGATCCGCGCAATCCCGGTTTCGGCGTACATCCGGTTGATCGTCCACCCGGCATCCTGCCTCTTCCGCCGGAGATTTTTTCCAATGTGCCGGAGAACTGTTTCCGACCATTCATCCGGCTTTTGGTTCATGTAAAGCACATGTGTTGCCCTCCGTTTATGTTTCTTTGATCTCGATGCCGTGTCTCCAGTAAAGCAGTTTACGTTTCAAAAGATATTCTTTTGTACGTACTCCCTTGACATCCTCGTAGATCGTTTTGTTTTCCCGCTTATCGAAATAAATAAAATCACAAACGTAATAACAGGCCCGGTACAGTTTGGTTTTCGGGATCAGCTCGATCTTCTGCTGTCGGACAAGCCCGGTGATCTCCCCGGCCCTCTCCATCAGCTTCAACTCGCACCATCTCGAATATTCCTTAGTGCTGTCGAAGATTATCCCGTCCACCGTGATCTTTCTGTTATGGTACTTGCTTTCTTTAAGCCATCTCATGGATAATCGATCTCCTGCCAAACAGTGTCAAAGTATTCTTCCTTCGGCAATTCCATCCATCCAAATTCACCATAGCCTATATGACCGATGTATAGGATGTACGGCTCGTTTCCGTCATACTGCACCCGCTTTGCCGTACACATGATTTGATCATCCGGGTCTTTGTAGCCTCGGCAGATCAAGAATGTTTTCCCGTTTACCTCCGGCATAGTTTTCTTTGTGAATTTGTGCCATTCTGCCATGTTGCCCTCCATTGCCGGATAGCCGCTCTCTGTCAGCCTTAATCCGGCCTTATAATTCAGAACGTCAGCGCAGAAGCATTGCGGTTGAGACTTTCTGAAGGTCATCGCCCTTCCCGGGGGCAGTCCCGTGCTTCTGAGCGGTCAGTGCCGGGGGCTTGCAGATTTCGGATTGCATACCCGCCCGCCCTCCAAGAATCCTCCGTCTGCGGAAAGGAAGTGTATCAATCCCTAATCGAAAGGAGGAAACCTTTTATGAAAAAAGGTTCGTCATGAAAAAGCTGCGTTTGCTGGCATCCGCTCTCTTGAGCCGCTGACGCTCTTTGTGGTCATTTAGTCGTCTTTGTTTGCCTGTTCCCACGCTTCTTTTTCAAAGTATTCCATGTTGAGCTTTTTACGTGTAGCGTCGTTCCGGCGCTTCAGATTTGCCCTGTTTGGACCATGAAAATGATAATCCGGGGTGAAAGGCACTCCACAACGAACAAGGTTTTCTTCTGCCAGTCGCATACCGGTCAACATGTCCTGAAGGTCTGTATAACTAAAACCGTTGTTCTCGTCTCTTTCACAATCTGGATATCCGGCTACCTCGAGCCACATAACGCCGAGATGTCCGTCAATGCGGATATGCTTATAGCTGGCTGATACAACAGCAAGAACTTCGACACGATAAAGCCCAAGAAAGGTTGATTTGTACTTGTAATACTCATCATCATACCAGCCATCATAAGTCTGCCACAACCACCCGTTATTTCCCATCAGGTGCAGGAAAGAAAAGTCTTTACACATCTTCGCTTTCCTCCGTCCACCTAATTTCCGGTGTATCATCAATACCCATATCTTTCATCGTTTCATGGTCGATCTGCGAAAACCGATGATACCAGCGTCCTTTTGGATCAGCCATAGTAACGCCAAGCAGGAAGTTATATGTTCTGCTCGCGCATTTATCCATTTCAGTTTGGTCATGTTCTTTGTAAGCTGTCCAGAAACTTTTTGCAAAGAAACGGTACATGTCAATCACCTTTTCCCGTTGCTTTCTTCTTCGCTCTGCTGCCTTGTCAGGCATTGCGTTGCCACCTCTTTCTGACATGACGGGCAGTAAAGTTTGTCCGGTCCGTCAAACTTCCATCCGTTCCTGTAAAGCAGATCGCTCATTTCCCGGTTGACCTTCGATGCTTCACCGCACAGTTTGGTTGACAGTATCAGTTTACAACCATCGCAGAAAGCGTACTTTTTGACGAAGATCATGAATCATACACCTTCAATCCACCATACTGTCCGGGTTTCAGATTTAACACAGAATAATGCGCTCCCTCGGAGATATGATTTTTGATGAATCTATCACGTTCTTCCTGTGACATTCCAGCACATAAGGCAATGATCCTGTGTTCCTTATCCCGGATAACCAAATCCTTATCTGTGTTCATAAGTCCTGCTCCTTTTCATTAAGCAGTTACATCGTTGCAATCTTTATTCCGGCACATGGGTCGTGAATGGGAGCGAACGCCACTCCATCACGGTGGCGGCATCCCACATGTTCTTCCCGGTCTTCTGACACCAGCCTTGAAAGCACTTGCGCAGGAAATCTTTGCTTCCATCGTCCCCGGTGCGGTTGGCGGCATCCATCAGATCCCCGAACGTCCCGTGAACTTCCTTCATGCCGAAGAAACTATTTACCATGTTAGCCATTTGTGTTGCCCTCTCTTTCTATGATGCGGCTTTGCCGCTGATGTTGTATTTTCCTGCGATTCTCCGATCCATCGGGACGGGAACTACATGATATCGGCTTTCAAATTCTGTTTTTCCTAATGTGTGATACTCCCCATGATGCACCCGGCACAGCGGCATTACCAGCGCACCCAACTGGGGCTTTGTCTCCCGGCTGTACCCGGCCCCGATCTGTGATACATGGTGAAGATCAGCCTTTTTCCCACAGACCACGCACCGTTTGTGCAGGAGCGCACCGTAGGTGTACTGCTCCAGATCGTCGGCGTATTCCTGCAGGGGTCTGCTGGTCGGAACCTCGTTTTCCAAGCAGAAGTTTATCAAAAAGTCGATGAACAGGCTGGCGGTTCCTTTGTCGCAGTTCCCGGAGATTGCCAGCGACAGGGCCGATAACTGGAGCTGTTCGATGTTCGCCCGTAGGAAATCCGCCGTCAGGTTCTTTCGGACGTATTCTGGATCGTGCGCCGACCATTGGGCGATTTCCCCGCAGATCGCAAATATCTTTCTGCGCTGTTCCCCGCTGATCTCTTCCCGATCCTGCCACAGCACCCGGGCTTCCGTTTCATTAGCCCCGTCCGGCAGCGTACAGGCCAGCAAAACGCGACCGTCCGGCAAGGTAGAATAATACGTCCCGCAGGATTCCGTCATCAGGAAGCCCCCTTCCTGAACAGGTCGTTCACGCCCAGCCGTTTCTCCAAATCGTCCTCGTCATAATCGCGCTGGGTGTATTGCTGTGCGCTGACGGTTTTGACGGGAAACTGTTTCGGAGCGGATGCTTCATCCTCCCAACGCCGACCGTTTAACCATGTAGCAGGATGCGGGATGTAGCGGGGATCGCTCCACTGATCGGTCTGCTTCTGCCGCTGGATCGCTGTGAGCATGGTTTCGAGCAAGGCATCATCCGGCGAAATTTTGAGAAAAGCTCGTTTTGCGTCCTGCTTTGCCGTATGGCGAGGATAGCAAACCCAGAACTTATCGAAGGAGCGGTCGAGCGAAGCGGACTTTTCTTTTACCCCTTTTAAGGGGTTTTCTTTTATATCTTTATCTTCTTCTATATTCTTATTCTTATTCTTATTGTTAGCATTTGCTTGATTTGCTACGTCGCTTGTAGCAAACGTAGCATTTGCTTGATTTGCTACCTTTTGCAGTCCGCCCTTTGATCCAGCGTATCTGCGTTTTTCTGAAAGATTGCCGCTTTCGGCATCGTCCTGCTGCAAGGTAAATAAGAACATCGCGAAGCATCCCTTTTCGTTCCCGGACAGCTCAGCTTGCTCTCCCGTTGCGGTGTACTGCCACAACGCTTTTGCAAGCCTCCCCGCCTCAGCATCTGTAAGAGCCGCAAACGCTCCGAACCATACGTTCCTTGCTTTGAACCAATCCTTCATAGTTTATCCCTCTTTATTAGCCCCACGGTAAATCATTAGAATCAACTGCTACATAACCCGACTCAGGCTTCGGTTGTTCTTTCGGGCTGAGAAACTGCACTTCGTTTGCCATCACGTCAAGGCTGGCTCTGGTGCTGCCGTCCTGCGCCCGGTAAAGGCTGACGCTGACGGGGCCGACTACACACACCTTTTTGCCCTTAGTCAGCGTTTTGCAAAGCTCCGCCAGTTTGTCCCATGTTGTGACCCGGAAAAAGTCTGCTTCCGGCTGACCTTCCTTCACGGGGCGGCGGTTGACCGCCACCGTGAAAGTTGTAACCGCATGCCCGGTCTGGGTGACACGGTTGTCTGCGTCCTTGGTCAGGTTGCCGATGATGATAAGTTTGTTCATTAAGCGGCTCCTTTCTTGAGCTGTTCGTTAATCGTGAGGATCATAGTATCAAACTGTTCGTCCGTCAGTTTATTGATTAGGATGGTCGCCGGAGCCTTGAGGACGTTCAGACAATACTGCTTGTAAAGGGCGTTGAAACCTGGGTTATCCAGCCCGTACTTCTGCATCAGAACGCCGATGGTAGCCCGTCTCGCCTCTTCCTTGTCCTGCTCCGCCGGGGTGGTTTCCAACTTGTCCGTGACGGGTTCCTGCTTCGGTTCCGGCTCTTCTCCCTCCGGCAAATCCTCTCCAGCGTAGATGTACAGGCCCAGCCCGTGACGGGCGACCGCTTTTGTGAGCGACCTTTGAATGGCCTTATTGACATCAAAGCTGGTCACCTGATCGGCGGGGATAGAGCGGTTCTTGAAGTCCATGACGGGGAGATATTCGATGTGTTCGATCCCGTTCACGGTCACGCCAGTCTTGACCCAGCAGGTCTTCCCGTCGGTGTGATAATTCCAGCCATCCTTATTCTCATAGATGGTGTAGGTAGCATCCGGGAAAAGCTTCTTTACCTCGCCCCAACTATACGCCCAGCTAAGATAAGATAGCCCGTTCTTCTTCTCTACTTTGTCATTGACATTGATACTATTCAGCTTGGAGAAATAGTTGTTTTCCATATCTTAAAGACCTCCCATCTCTTTTATCAAAAATCTGCTCGATTGTTTTTCCGGCTTTTATTCTGTACAGGATAGTTGCTCTACCAATTCCGGTTTCGGCTTCCCAGTCTGCTATACAAAGCGTTTTTCCTTGATAAGTGAGATAATGATTTCTGCTATAGTTTCTATTCTGCTGTGCTGTTGTTACCCATCTGCAATTATCGGGAGAATAACCCTTCTCGTTATCTATCCGGTCTATTGTTAGCCCTATCTGATAGCCGGATATTTTTGACCATTCATAAAATGAACTAAAGGAATCTTCCCATTCTTGACAAACCTTTATACCGCGATTGCCATACCTTAAATAGCTTTTGTTGTGTGGGTTATTACAACGCTCTTTCATGGCACACCACACACTATATAATTGGGTGTGCCTTTTCCCATGGATTGCTTCAAACGTTCCATCTGCTCTTCTTGTTCTCACGTTTTCCCCCTTGTATTGATTTGTGATTGTGTGCTATAATAGCAGTGATGATTTGTCGTGTTGCCCTCGCTTCACGGTCATCGTAAGCTCTTACGCCGTGCCTTGACGTAAGGGCTTTTTTGTTACTCCTCTTCGCTGTCCGGGTCGCTGTACCAAGTCTGTTTCCGGCTCTGTTGCCTCTGCTCATACTCAAGGATGAAATCATCATCCGCTTGCCGCTGGGCCTCCGGCAGAAACACATCCGACGGATCAAACCCTAAAATTGAGCTAAACATTTTTACACCCCCTTTCCCGGAACGCCCATCCGGTGGAATTCCACGCCGTTCACATACTGGACGGTGTCGGTCACGGTCGGCTTGTACTCATACCCGGTGTAGGTTTCCTGAAGCTTCCGTTCTTTCCGCTCCCGGTGCTCTTCCCAAATGAGCCGAAGGCCGATGATTGCCAGCAGGGCCATCAGGCCGATCAGGATGCAGGAGATCACATCCCATTTCAGGGCCATCCGCTTGGTCATTTCCCTGGTATCGCTCACCAGCTTCATGTATTCGCTCACTGCTTTTCCCTCCTTTCGTTATGCTTCCGCTCGAATTCTTCCAGTTCTTCGAGCGTGAAGATGCTCGCCAGCTCTTCTGCTGTACGGTTCATCAGGTGATAACCGTTCCTGACCATCCGGTAAATGATTTCCAGTTTCTTTTCCTTCATG